TCTAATGAGCGGATCCCGATCGCGCTCCCGTCCGACGATCGGCGCTGGTTTGTCATCTGGACGTCGGCGCCCCGTATGACCGAGGCGGAATCGACAGCGTTATGGGCGTGGTACATGGCGGGCGGACGTGAGGCAGTCGCGGGCTACCTGCGCGCGCGTGATGTCTCGGCATTCGAGCCTGGCGCAACGCCCATGGTGACCGAAGCCAAGCGAATGATGACCGAGGCGGGCATGTCGCCGGTCGAATCCTACCTTCTGGAATTGATTAGGGGCCGCATAGGCGAGTTTTCTTCTGGCGTGGTGTCTGCCCCTTGGCAAGAACTTTGCGGCCGTCTGAGCGCGTTAGCGCCGTCCGGGGCGCGGGTGCCTGTATCGGCACTATTTCACGCGCTGGCCGAGGGTGGATGGTTGGATTGCGGGATGTGTCACTCGCGCGAGCATCCCACGAAGCGGCATCTGTATTGCGCGCCTGACCTTGCGGAGCTGGGCAAGGCGGAACTTCGAAGGTTGAGCGAGCGCTCGCCGGGTGGTGGCGCTTTGCGCGCCGTCAAATAAAAAAGGGCACCTTCGGGTGCCCTTGTTGTTTATGGGAAGGGTTAGAGTCTGAGCGCGACGGCCAGCACCGCGACTAGCAGACCGACCAGGATGGCCGCTGTCACGTCACTCCTTTATGTAATCTGAAGTTGTCCAATAATCGTCGAGCGCGGGTTGCATTCCTACGCCTTCCGGCCCCTGCCATATCCACACAATGTCGCAATCGGGGTAAGCGTTGAGGCACTGTTCCTCTGCGTGGTCTGTATCCTCAGCCCAGCACTGGAAACCAAATGGCGGGTCAAGGGGCGTGAGGATGCTTTCGATCCGGTACAGCACAACGTAGTTTTTCATGATGACAACCCGAAAAAAAGTGCGCAACCGAGCGCGATGCCGGCGCCAATGAAAATAGCCCATTCAATGAGGTTTGATGGCATGGTTAGAATCCCCCACGGGCTGAGCAATACGGGTCCGAGGCGGGTTCATCTTGATCTGTCCACCACGGGTCCGGGTCCACGCCGCACTCAAGGCGAACGTACAGGGACAGGCTGCCGTCAGCGCCGCGCCGGGTCCAATAATCGATAATCTCGCCGGTTGCCTTAGCGGCGCGAACAAAGGTGATTGCGTCTTGTAGTGTCATAATCAGTCTCCTACATATTTGACGGTGGCGCCGCGGCCATGAGCGCGGCGAAGGACGCGCATGCGATCGGCAACCAATTTGCGGATTGCTAGTGAGCGCGCGGTGCGGTGCGCAGGCAACACGCGAAAGTGCAAAAGCGGGCTATCGCCAGTAGTCGCGTGCGCAGCGAGCGGGTCAAGCCCCACCAGGCGCGACAGTTCGCGCGCCGTGGTGACATGCACCCGATAAACGGGGCGATTGAGCCATTCTTCGAAGGTCATACTGTCACCTCTTTATCGCCGAGAAATACAAAACAGTCGCCGCGCCCGTCAGGCGCGCCGCCGCGTACTAACTTGCCATTCCAGCCATATTGGCGCGCCAGAGCAAGCGCCGCCTCAAGGTGCGAATCATCAGCGCTCCAATGGCTGATCGTGACGGGCCGCACGCCCTCGGCGCTTGCGCGTACGCGCGCCTCGCGCGTCTCAGTGGCGGGGATATATCGGGTGCAGATTGCTTTCATGGTGTATCTCCAAAAAAGGGCGCCTTGCGGCGCCCGTGAGGGTTAAAGGGCGAACGCGGGTTTGCCCGTGTACTTCAATTCATCACCGTCCATGCGCATGGGCATGATCAAACCTAAAGCGCCGGGTAGGTTAGTGACCACGGCGCAGCTGCCGCCATTGTGATTAATGAAAGGCCCGTACTTGCCGCCCAGCAATTTGCAAACGTCACCGAACCCAGCAACATAGTCGGCATTGAACTGGGCAAGTTCACCAGACGTGGACGCAGGGACAATCCGGCGCCAGTCAGGAAACTTCCCGTCAATCGGCGCCGTGACGGCGCTGGTGGCGCCCGTGACGGTGATGCTGGTTTTGCCCTTGATCGTCACGCCGACGCGCTCAGGGTCCGGCGTATCCGGCGCCGTCACTATGTCAATGTGAATCGGCAGCGTGATACGCCCAGCCTTCGCGGGCTTGACTGCCTCAAGCGCCTCGCGCGGGATGATGTACTCGCCAGGCGCGAGCGCTTCGATATTGTCGACAGCGACAGGGTAGGCGAGTAGACGATGACCGTCGGTTGCGACTAGCACGACATCACCATTAGCGCGCGCGTCAACGCATACGCCTTTCAGGTAATAACGAATGTCCTGTTTAGCGGCGCAGATTAGAAGGGCTTTGATGATGCTGTGGTCGATAGTGATTTTCATGGTGTCGGTCTCCAGTGGGGTTAACGGGTGAGGGTTGCGAGCGCGCGCAGCGCGGAATCTTTGGTGGCATACCGGCCCAGCACGGCATACCCGATGCCGGCGCGGCGCACTAGCGCCCATTGGCGGCGCAGGCGGATAACGTCGCGGTAGTTGCCCGCTGGGCGAGTCGGTTCGAATTTGATCGCGTATTGCATAGTGTCAGTATCTCCAAAAGAGGCGCGCCCGTAGGCGCGCGGGTTGATGATCAAAGGTCGCGCATGCTCGCGCGGTACTGCGACATCCAATCGCGACGCAAGCGCTCGGCTTTGTCGGCGTCGTCGATACGCTTGGCCAGCAACTGAGTTGCAAACTTGCGATCGCCGTCGCAGCATGAGTTGCTCATGTCATCGTTGAATTGCTCAAGGGCTTGGTCGTATGTCATCGTCATCTCCCAGGTTGACGCGCTCACGCGAGCGCATGGACAGCATCTTGCCACAACATTTGTGGCAGTGTCAAGCCGTGTTGCAAAGTTTGTATCGTTTTTCACTACCCCACACAAGACTTGTGGCGGGCTGCGACAAGTCTTAGGGCATGGGTGAGGTGGGGCGAGTGTGGGTTAAGGGCGTGGGTGGCGCAGCGGATAGCATGCGCCCCAATGGGTGGGGTAGTGTGGGGCAGTAGGTAGTATCTTAAAAATGTTTTGTGTTTATACTGTATATATATACAGTAGTGTAAATTATAGGGACTTTTTTTGATGGGGTGCCCCAGCTACCCCAACCACCCCACACTCGGCGCCCACGGCACCGCGCCACCACGCTGGGCAGTGTGGGGTACCCCACGCAAAGCGCTCATGCGGTTTGATTTTGGGCTACCCCACACTGTCCACACTTCCAACACCAGGCGATACCAGGCAATCGCCCGTCGATCCGTGGGGTACTACCCCACACTGCCCACACGGCAGACGGGCTACCGGTTGACGGGCGCTACCCCACGCCACCCAGCGTGACGTGATAACGTAACATCCGTGTGACGTGATAACGTATCACCATGTGACGTGATAACGTAACGCTGGCAGCTCGGGGCCGCGTGGCGGAGAGCCCCCGGTGAGGGCCGGCAACCGGGCCGGTCAAAAACGGAGGGGTTGCACAAATTTTTTTGCAAAATGCTATAATTACTTGCAACACTATTTGCAGCACACCATCTGGCCATGACCTTCCAATCCTTGCCGCTCACCGCGCGCAAACTAGAGGCGACCGAGGCGCGTTTGCAGCGCATCTACGAGGCTGCCAAGTTGGGTCTAAAAGGTGACTCGTTGGCGTTGAAGGCTGGCATGTTGCCGACCGAGTATCGGCGTCTGTGCGAGATGGACCCGATTGCCGAGATGGCAGAACAAAAGGGACGCGCTGACGCAGAAGGGGCGCTTGCGGCTGTGATGATGGACGCAGCTATGTCAGGCGACACCAAAGCGGCGCTAGAGATCCTTCGTCACAGACACGACTGGGTGGCTAAGCAACAAGTGCAGATCGACGTAGCGCAGCAGATCAGCGTAATATCGGCGCTTGAGAAAGCAGAGCAGCGCGTCATTGACGTGCAGGTAACAGAGCGACTGGAGCCAACACTTGCAGCAGCCGATCTACAACGCCTCTGATGAAATGCTCTTGATGACGCGGCTCTGGCAGCCGCGCATCAAAGACGACCCAGAAGCGTTTGTAAACTTTGCGTTCCCGTGGGGGCAGCACGGCACGCCACTGGCTAACTACAAAGGCCCGCGCAAGTGGCAGCGCCAGGTGTTGCGAAAGATTACGCAACACATCAAAGACAACGGCGGCAAAGTTGACTATAACGTCTTCCGGCTGGCGGTCGCGTCAGGCCGGGGAATCGGTAAGTCCGCGCTAGTGTCATGGCTTGTGCTGTGGATGCTCTCAACGCGCATAGGATCCACGACGATCGTGTCGGCTAACAGTGAGGCGCAGCTCCGCAGTATTACCTGGTCGGAGATCACCAAGTGGCTGGCGATGATGATCAACAGCCATTGGTTTGAGATCAGCGCGACCAAGGTTGCGCCGGCTAAATGGCTGGCGGAGATCGTCGAGCGGGACTTAAAGAAAGGCACGCGCTTTTGGTCAATTGAAGGGCGTCTATGGTCGGAAGAGAACCCGGACGCTTACGCCGGTCTGCACAACTTGGACGGCGTGTGTCTGATCTTCGATGAGGCGTCTGGTATTCCAGACTCGATCTGGCAAGTGGCCGCCGGCTTCTTCACAGAAAACACGCCGCACAGGTTCTGGTTTGCTTTCTCCAATCCGCGCCGCAATCAAGGCTACTTCTTTGAGTGCTTCAACTCGAAACGCGACTTTTGGTCGACAGAGAACATCGACGCCCGCGACGTCGAGGACACTGACAAGCAGGTCTACGAGCAGATCATTGCGGAGTACGGCGAAGACTCGATACAGGCCAAGGTCGAGGTGTATGGGGAATTCCCCAGCGCAGGTGACGATCAGTTTATCGGACCCGCGCTGGTCGATCAGGCGTTTGGCCGACCCAAGCACAAAGACGAGACAGCGCCAATTGTGATCGGCATCGACCCAGCCAGGTCGGGCGGTGACTCAACGGTCATCGCGGTGCGCCAAGGGCGTGACATCATCGCAATCAAGCGGTACCGGGGTGATGATACGATGACGACTGTGGGGCACGTCATCGACGCAATCGAGGAATACAAACCGACGCTGACGGTGATCGACGAGGGCGGGCTGGGGTACGGCATACTTGACCGGCTGGTTGAACAGCGGTATAAGGTGCGTGGGGTCAACTTTGGCTGGAAAGCCAAGAACCAAGTGATGTGGGGTAACAAGCGCGCTGAGCTGTGGGGTGCGCTGCGGGACTGGTTAAAAACCGCGTCGATCGCGCCAGACAGGCAACTGAAGGCGGATCTGACCGGGCCAAAGACCAAACCCGACTCAAGCGGTACGATCTTCTTGGAGCAAGAAGGATATGAAAGCCAGGGGTCTAGCTTCTCCTGACGCCGCCGATGCGATCGCGGTGACGTTCGCATTTCCAGTCGCCTCCCGCGAACCCCGCGCAGCCACGCCCCGCCGCCACTACAGCGACCGCACCGCAGGCGCAACCGGCTGGATGGGCGCATGAACAAGAAATCTGTCAGCCTGTCGGTCGGGCGCGGCGAGAAACGCCCCACCAGCCAAGGCGCGGGGCTGACGGCCAAGGGGCGTGAAAAATACAATCGCGCGACCGGCAGCAATCTGAAAGCGCCTGCGCCTAATCCCAAGACAGAAGCAGACAAGGGGCGCAAAAAATCTTTTTGTAGTAGAATGGCTCCTATCGCAGAAAAATCGGAGCCAGGAAGCCGTGCAAGAGCCTCAATGCGACGTTGGAAGTGCTGAAATGTGGGCCGACATTCAAGGTTATGAAGGTCGATACCAAGTAAGCACACTTGGGCGAGTTAAGTCTTTGGCGCGAATGCGCAGAGGCAAAGCGGGCGCTGATGTGCCGATGCCCGAACGAATTATGCGGCTAACCCCAAAAAAAGACACTGGACGCACTAAACCTTACGTTGAAGTTAGATTGCGTAATGGCGGAGCTCGTACTGAACGGGGCAAATGTTTTTTAGTGCATCGCCTTGTCGCCGATGCGTTCATCAAACGTCTAGAGCCGGGCGAACAGGTTGACCACATCAACGGCGTACACGGTGATAACCGCGCCGAGAATTTGCGTGTTATAAAGACTGTAGAGCACGCCCGGCTACACCCAAATGTAGTCAACCCGCTGGCCCACGACCCTAAAACTGGCTGCTTTTTGCCAAGGAGCGCATAGAATGGCTACAAAACCAGGTCTTTACAGTAACATCAACGCCAAACGCGAGCGCATCAAAGCCGGATCGGGCGAAAAGATGCGCAAACCTGGCGCACCGGGCGCACCCACCGCCAAAGCGTTCAAAGAAAGCGCCAAAACGGCCAAGAAGAAATAGCCATGCCACTCGTCAAGTCGCCCAGCAAAGCCGCCTTTCGCAAGAACGTAGCGGCTGAAGTCAAGGCCGGTAAGCCCGTAAAACAGGCTGTGGCCATTGCGTACTCCACCAAACGGCAAGCCGCCAAGAAGAAATAATGGC